TCATCGTCTTGGCCTTGAGCGCGTCCGGGTTGGACAGGGCGGACAGGGGCTGCCCGGAGTAGTCCTCGATCCACTCCTGGTCGTCCAGGGTGAGGTCCTGCAGTGCCATGGTGTTACCTCCCGTGTAGTTGTTCCCTGGCGGCCGGTAGAGGGGGCCCTGACCGGCCGCCAGGAAGGGGCTAGGACGTGACGACGGTGACGAGGTTCTGGTCGACGACGAAGTCGTACGTCCACGTCCAGCTGTTGCCGCCCGCGGATCCACCGATCGACGGGTAGCCGCCGGCGGGGACGGTGACGCTGCCGGTGTAGTGCGGCTGGTCCTTCGTCGCGGACGCGTTGCCGTGGGGGGCGAACTCGAACGGGATCTTGTCGCCGCCGGCCTTCGCCGCGGCGTCCCAGATCATCATGTGCAGGGACTCGCCGTCGGGGGTGACGGTCGCTCCGTCGGTGGACTGGATCGCTTCGACCTTCAGGTGCCACACCTGACCGCCTCCGCCGCCGCCGGTGGCGGCGTCGCAGAACGTGACGACCGAGTCGGTCGTGTTGTTGTTCCCGGCGTCGGCCTTCTCCAGCACGGCGGAGATGAGGTCGCACCGGAGGTCCCTTGCAGGAGTACCGAACTTGAACGTAACGAGCGTTCCCTTGATTCTTGTCCTAGCCACGGGCTTTTCCTTCCGTCTTAGCGCCCTTGGACCGGTTGTGGAACCGGCACAGGGGCTGGATGTTGGTGATGGAGTGCAAGCCGCCAGCGGCTAGCGGGGTGATGTGGTCAATCTCGATCAGTTCAGTTGTTCCGCACTCCGCGCAAGGCATCCGGCGCATAGCCGCGATGACGTCCTTAGTCACGGTTCCATCGTCGGCTTGGATCTTCCGGGTACGACGGAGCAGGCTGTGATGCGCCCTCGCATCGGGGTTCGACTCGCTCCACGCCTTATGGGCGGCCTGGCGTTCTTCCTTGAACCTCTGATAGCTAGTGGCGCTGTAACGGTTGGCCCGATCGAGATCAGACCTCCGCCTGATGTCGACGGCAGCCTTGAAGCACTCCCGGCACCAGTTGTGGACTCCGGCCGTATTCCCCTTAGCCGGGTAGAAGTCGTTCCACCGCTTCACCTCGCGGCAGCGGCCACACCGCAGTTTGGCCGGGCGCCACGAGATGCGGCACTCGGGAGTGCAGAAGGTTTGGGCGGGCCCGGTGGGACGGAAGATCGTTTCGCATCCGCGGCATGTACGATCACGCATATCGGCACTCCTAACAGTGTCGGTCACGCCCCCGGACAGTTGGCGCTGTCGCGGGGGTCTTGTCATCAGGATACCAGTCATACGACCAGGTCCTTCTCAGCGGATAGGGAGATGCGGGCGCCGAGGTAGGACGCACCGTTGTACTCGTACTTCGCGGGCTGCTCGACGTCGTGCAGGTCCCACGGGTCCACGGCGTCGACGATGTTCATGACCAGCTGGTCGAGGTCGTCGGTCGCGGTGTCGTTCTCGCCGTACACGAGGGCGACGATGTTGAACCGGGTCTCCAGGCGGGTGAACACGTCACCGTTCTGCAGGTACGGGGATCCGGGTTCGATGATGGCCACCGGTGGGGCGATGCGGGCGGGCACGTACTCGTACACGGTCGCGCCGCAGGAGGCCAGCAGCACCTTCAGTTCCTGCCGGGCCTGCTTCAGGGTGTTCGCCATGGTCAGATCCCCCGCGGCCGGTAGCGGTCCAGCAGGGAGTACACCGACCGCATCGGGTCGTTGCCGACGAACACGGGCGCCCCATCCATGGACGAGAACTGCGACACGCCGCCGGGGGCCTGCCGGCGGTGGAACAGCTCGGACGCCACCTGGATGACGGCCTTGTCCCACACGGCCTCGTCCACGTCGGTCTGGGTGCCGACGTACTTCACGCAGAGGGCGTCCGCGGACGTCAGGCATGACTCGCAGAACTGGAGGTCTGCGGTCGATGCGCTGACGTACGCGCGGACGTCCTCTGCCGTGAGCACTAGGAGGCCGTCACCTTCACGATGCCGCCCTGCAGCGGGACACCGACGGCGAGGTACCCGTAGAGGGAGAACTCCTCGGACAGGTTGATCGCGTTGGAGTGCTGGAGGCGGAACGGGGCGCCGCCGGACTCGTACGTGACCAGGGCCTCGCTGTTGCAGATGTAGCAGGAGCCGGCGGCGAGGGTCTGGTCGATGATGACCGGGAGGCCGGCGATGGACGCCTGCATCTGCGGGACGTTGCCGCTGCCGGTGTTGTTCGACGGGTTGAACGCGACGATCGAGGACCGGTCCGTGGTGTCGACGAGGGTGACGATCTTCTTCCACACCGTCGGGTCCGCGAGGATGAACTCGGGGGCGAGGGCGACGTCGTTGTCCATCGCGATGGCGGCGTCGGCGATCGCACCTAGCCAGCCCTTCGTGGTGGCGGCAGCGGTCGCGGTCTTCAGGCCGGTGAGGCCGGCGAGGGCACCGGTGACGGTCGCGTTGGTGTGCTTGGCGTAGGCGATGGCCTGCGCCCGGAACACCGTCTCCAGGTAGCCGGGGTGGCCCCGCTCGATCGTCTGCCGGGTCAGGCGCACGTACCCGCCGAGCGTCTTCACCGTCGAGGTCTTCGACTCCAGCGTCAGCTTGCCGAACGTGAGCTCGTCAAGCTCCGCGGCCTGGTCAGCGACGGCGATCGTGTCGGTCTTCACCTGCGGCCACTCGACGACGTTGCCCTCCGCGGGCAGCGGGTCGTTGCGGAACGCGTTGAACGTCGGACGGCCCCGGTCGATGAGGCGGACGACGTCTGAGACCCACTGGTTGATCATGATCGGGTCCGGGACGGAGGTCTTCGCGGCGTCGGTGACGGGGGTCACGGCGCGGGTGTACAGCTCGGCGGCGTCCTGGTCGCCGGAGGCGAGGGCGTGGATCCACGACCCCCAGGAGCGGAACTGCGGGATCGGGTCGCCCTTGGGGGCGAGGTCCGTCATGATCGCCATGCGGCGGTCCAGGTCGGCGACTGCGTCGCGCAGCTCGACAACCTCGGTGGTGGGCTCATCGGCCACGGGAGTCTCCTTCACTGGTTCTGAGCGGACAGCGGTTACTGCCGCGTTCTGGTAGGCGGGGAATGCCACGACGGACACTTCCTTGAGGGTTGCCCTGGTGCGGACGACTGTTCCGTCGTCGTCGCGGGTCTCCTCGAGCGGTTCGAATCCGACGCTGAAGCGGTCCAGGACTCCGTCGCGGAGGAGGGTGTAGACCTCGTCCCCGCGGATGGTCTGGGAGATGGTGGCGCGGATACGGAAGCCGTCCTCGGAGTCCTCGTAGCCGTCGACCCGTCCGATGGGCTCCGCGTGCTGGTAGAACAGCTTCACCCCGGATACGGCACCGAACGCGCCGCGCTGGAATCGCTCGCGGTATCCGCCGAGGTCGATGGTGTCGTTGTAGGGGACGGCGATGCCTTCGATGACGCGGTCTTCGCCTTCGACAGCGCGGACCTCAAACTCGCGGGTTTCCATGACTACACCGGGCTTCCATCTGCGGCCTCTTGGCCGGCGTTGGCGTTGTTGGGCTGCTCGACCTGCGGGGCGGGGCCGGGGATCCCCTCGGAGCGGCGGGCCTCCTCCGGCGACATGACTCCGGCCGTGATGAGGGTCTGGTATGCGGCGACGCGGGTCCCGGTGTCGGGGCGCAGGAGGGCATCGAGCTTGAACCGGGCGGTCTGCCCGCGGGGGATGCAGTCGCTGAACGCGCCCTCGATCGCATTCAGGTACGGCGCGAGGCCGGTCTGCAACCAGGCCAGCATCATCCCTTCGGACGTGGCGTACGTCATGGAGTTGCCGTCGATGCCGCTGGCGAGGATCAGCGGGGGGATCCCGAATAGGCGCGCCACCATCGTGATGGCCTGGCGGGTGGATTCCACGAGCTGCGTCTGGTTCGCGTCGCCGTACAGCGGGTGGTACTGCATCCCCTGCCCGAGGACGGCGATGGTGCGGTCGTTCATGGTGGCCGCCCACGTCTCCCGGTACGCGTTCGCGGTCTCCTGGTTGATCACCTGGTCGGTGGACAGGACGCCGAGGGGCTGCCCGATGTCGTAGTAGGCGGCGGAGTAGTCCCGCAGCAGGATCGCTTCCCGCAGGTCGGGCCACGCCGCCTGGATGGGGCCGAAGCCGCGGTACTCGCCGGGCTTCGTCGACAGGCGCAGGTGGGACACCAGGTGGGTGACCTTCCGCTCCCCGATCCAGTACGTCAGGCGGGGGACGATCGCGTGCGGGTCGTCGACCATGATCATGACGCGGGACGGGTCGACGACGGACAGGTTCATCACCGTGCCGTCGGTGCCGCGGGTCTTGTACCAGAACGCTTCCCCGTGCAGGGCCAGCGACAGCACCGTCTGCCCCCAGAACTCACTGGTGGTGCGGTGGACGTCGGGGCGTTCGGCGAGGCGGGATTCGACCAGGTCTTCCCCGCGGTGCACGACCATCGGCAGCTGCTGCACTGCGCCCTGGATTGTCGCGACGGCCCGGTACACGGTGGCGAGGGTGAGGGCCTTGTCCGG